CTGGCGCTCGGCGTCCAGAACGCCGTGGTGCCCGTGGTCGTCGGCGCCGTCGCATTCGTCACGGCGACACCACCGGCGGTGTAGTTCGTGCCGGAGACTTCGCCGGTTGAGTTATAGACGGTGTCACCGGCTCCGCGCGACGCAGACGCGAGATAGAGCGCCGCCTTGAACGTGTCCTTCGTGGTCACAGTGCGGACGGCATTCGCGCCCTGCGCGCCGAAGGCGTGCGAACCGTTGAGCAATTCCTGCTTGAAGCTCGTGCACATGGCCTGCGTGTTCGCCACTGTCAGTCTCCTTCGTTAGCCGCCGGTGTGTTGCCGACAATCGCCGTCGCAATCTCGGACGGCTCTTTCAACGTGACGAACGCGCTGCGATGCACCAATTCGTCGCCCAAGTGGTATTCGATGATGTTCACGAGCTCCGTCGGTCGATCGATAAACGTCGTCGTGCGCTCGAGTTCGTGTTCCGGCATCAGCCCGTGAATCGTCTGGATCATCTTCACTGAATCGTGCTCCCTGGACCCATCGGTGCCGGCGCCCCGCTGCCCTGCATCCCGCCCGTCGCTTCGGTTGGATGCTTGTTGATTTTCGGCGCTTCCTTCGCAGCCCCGCCGTGCTCGGTCTGCGCGTTGGCTTCCATCTCTTTCGCGGCGGCCAGTTGTTCAGCCTGAAGCATCAACTGCTGCGATTGCATGATGGCTTCGGGTGAAATCTTGATCCCGAGCTGCTGGCAGATTTCCACCATGATTGGGGCCTGCGGCGCGACGAAGTCCTCCCCCTTGACGGCGAGCGAGAGCTTCGGCGGCTCCGGCTTGTGTTCGGGCGGCGGTTGCGTGAAGCGCACGGGGTCGTAGTGAAAGAGCTTCATCCCCTCGCGCGTAAGCTCCGTGCGGTTGCACGTCGGCTCATTGGCGAGGAAATTGAAGAATTTGAGCCACTGTTCGCGTTCCTGCGTGACGTCGACATGGAGCTGCGAATCGGGCTTCACGGCAAAACTGTAGCGGCCGAAGATGTTCGCCTTCGTCCACGGCACGAGCACCTTCGCCTGCGGGTCCTGCTGGGCCTGTGCGGCAATCTCGGGCGGGATGTTCTTCAGGCGTTGGGCATCCTGCCCGACGAGTTCGACGTACTCCTGCTCGTCCGCGAACATCTGAAGCAGCGCCCCGAACTTCGCGACGACGCGGAGATACCAGTCGATGACCTTCGCGCGGTCGGCTTCCATGCGGGTCTTGCTGGCCGATTCCGACGTCTGAATCTCGGTCGCCGTGCGGGCGGATTCGCTCCGGCCACTGGTGCCCTGGTCGGTGAGGCCGACGGTCTTATTGAGGTCTTGCTGGATGTAGTCGTTGAAGGAGAAATTCTCCCGCGACATCTGGCCCTTGACGATCGGCCAGGTCGCGTCCGCCCCTGGGCCATTGAACCCGATCCCCGCCATGTTCTCGTTGCGGGCAATCTTCGCCTGCACGTCGGCATCGACGCGCGTCGTGTCGAAGCCCCATTGCGGCATGTTGCGGTCGCGGTACTGGATCATCTGCGTCCGGCCGATCGAAAGCTCGTCGGACAGATTGCGCATCATCGACCCGTCGGAGCGGGCCATCCAGGTATCAGACGTGTAGCGAATCGTCAGCGGCACGATCGCGTAGCCAGGCATGCCCTCGAGGCGGCCGGTCTGCTCGTTCTTCTTCTGATACGGGCAGGGTTTGTCCTCCACGGGGGTCAAATTGGTGTCGTCGTCGTAGAGCGTGAACGTCCAGATCGCGTCAGGGTGCTTCTCAAAGCCGAACGCGCGGGCTTTGCAGAAGATTTCTGTGCCAAGACGCTGATGTCGGCGGGCGGCCTTCGCCGCCTCCGGCATCGGCGTCAAGCGGCGGTCGTCGTCGTCCTCGCTCGCGCGGCCTTCCGTCTCGCCGTCGGGGAGGTCTTCGCGGAAGCGCATCCCGAGATAGGCGGCGTCATCGAAATCCGAGCCCGTGAAATCGGCCGGCACGAGCAAGTCGCCGGGCGAAATCCGTTCGATGAAATACCGGCTGGCGATGATGTTCGGCGCCTTCGCCATGACCGGCTTCATCGGCGGTTGGATGCCCGCGATCAGGTCTTCGGGCGCCACGGCTTCGAGGTCGGGTTCCTCGCCGACCTGGATGTCGATCGTGCCGTCGATAATCGGCTCGTAGCCGACCTTGAGGGCGCCGAACCCGGTCGCGCAGACGACGTCGAAGAGCACTTCCTGCACTTTGGGCAGGATATTGACGCCGGAGGGGCCGATTTTGCTGTTGAGCGCGGCCTGGAAGATGACCCCGCCGTCCTCGAGGCCCGGCTGGAGCGCCTTCAAGTAGACGTCGGGGAGGCGGTAGAAGAGTTGTGGTTTCTTCTGTTCGATGTAGTAGAAGTCGGTCGGGACGACGACGGTCTTGTCCGTGACGATCTGTAGATGCTGCGCGTTGTAGCGTGCGATGTTCGTCTTGCCTTCGTCGAGCGACGGCTTCGTGGCGTCGAGCGCGGCCTTGATGCGTCGCCGCCAGGCGGCCGATTGCTCGGTCGTCAGCGTGACGGGCTTCTGTGACTGCGGCGGCGGCGGGGCCACTGGCGCCGGCGGCACGGGGCCCTGCGGAGCGACGGGCGCCGGTCCAGGGGGCGGCATCATACGTGGCGCCTCAGCGATTCCGTCCCAAGCACAGCGGTCGACCGCGACGCGACGAGCGCCTCTTCGAGCAGGGGATGGAGTTTCTTCTGTTCGACGACGAACCGCGTCGGTCTGGGACGCGACATGCCGCCGTAGCGGAAACTGTCGACCCAGTGGTCGTCCCCGTTCGTGTTGATGTCGTCGGGGTCTTTCTTGTCGCTCATTTGCGCCGGAATCGAACGAATACCGTACGCGCATGACGCATCGACCGTGACCCACGGCCGGCCGTCAGGGGCGATCTTCAAGAGCTCGTGACAGCGTTGCCAGCCGTTCTTGCGGTCGTTGTCACCCTTCCGCATCGGCATCCTGCACCGGAGGTGTGTCTCGGCAATCGACTCGCCCCGTCCGTGGCCGGTCTTGGCCCACATCGACGGATCGGCCGCCACGTAGCGGACGGTCTGGATGCCGAGGTCTTTTTTCATGCCGTGCCAGTCGTGCGCCACTTCATCAGCCGTTTTCCCCTGAAACTTCTGTTCGCGCGCGATGTGATAGTGTCCGTCCGCGAGACAGGCCCACCAGAGCAGTACGCCAGGCGCATTGAAACCCCAGTCTTCCGAGCAGAACCACTCGACCGTCCGCGGGATGTAGATCGTGATCACGCGCCGACGACACACGTCGCCAGATGGATCGACGGCTGCCACTCCGCGAAAAACTGTCCCGCGCTCACATGCCAGTCGCCTTCGGCGAGTTGCTGATACCGCACGCCGGTCAAGGCCGCGAGCGTTTCGAGGTACTCCGGGTCTTGATAGGGATTGTCGGCCACGCGCGCCGGCAGGTACACCCACTGATCCGCCCGGTATTTCGCACGTAATCGCGGAAACTTCTCGAAATCCGGCGTGTGGTCGACGAACATGTCGAGCAACCAGCCCGCCGACGGTCCGCCGGGATTGCTCACCGGCATGAAGCGCGGTCGGACCATCTGTCCCTGCGCATCCCGATACACTTTACGGGCGCGCGTCTGGAGTTCGGCCAGCGGCGTCACGCCGTCGCTATCAACCGGATACCGACTCGCTTCGTCTGCCACGATCGCCCCGTACTCGGTCGAGAGATACCGGGACACGCTCTCGGCTTCGGCCATGTGCCCGCAGTCGATCTGGCTCCCGTTCGGAAAAATCGCCGTGCGATTGACGACTTTGGCCCCGACGAGCGGCAGTTCCTTTTCCATCTCGCGCAAGTGGGTCTTTTCGAGCTGTTCGTTGTTTTCCCGGAGCAGGAGCGACAAATGCCCCGGCACCATCAACGACCGCTTGTAGAGCCACCACCGCGCCCCGTACGACTTGCCCGGGCCCGCTTGCCCGCCCCAGAGGACATTGCGCGCCGTTTCATCCTCGAACCCGACTTGCGAGGGCAACGGCACGTAGAGACATTGTTTCTTGCCCTTGCGACTGACGTAGAGCGCCCGCGCGAGTTGGCGTTCCCAGCACTGCGGGCACATCCAGCAGCGGAGTTCGACGACTTCGGCGACGACCAGCGGCGACGGACACCAGGAACACCGCGCGGTCGGATGCGGCGTCCCGATGGGGTCACTGGCGAGGTCGACACTCACGGTTCGCGCGTTTCCTCGTAGATGCCCCACACGAGCGCCACGAGCGCGATAACCCCCAAACCCAGGAGCAAGAACCCGCCTACCACCCTGAGCCGCGTTTCTGTTCGCGCTCGAGCGCCGAGAGCCGGGCCATCTCATCGCCCCAGACCGCCTCGCGTTCCCGCTTGGGCGTCCGGCGCGGAATCGACCCCTGCTGCGTCTTAGCGGCCTGCCCGAATTGCTCCCGAGGCACCGCCCACCAGGAGGTCAACGGCAACGGCGGCGGCACGACTTTGGGCGGCTCCGGGGCGTCCGCACATCTCATTGCTCCCACCGATAGCCGCCCACGGCATCCCCTGGATTTCGGTGCTTACAGTGGGGCCGCCGCCGTGACGCGAGTTCGGCTTGCAGTTCGAGGCAGAGTCGCCGCCACAACTCCGCATTCTCCAATGCCTGCTCGATAGTGATGTCCCCCAATGGGGCGCTCATCGTTCCGCCCACCGCTTCAACCAGGAGACTTCGGCTCGCTGAATCCGCTGCGCAACCTCGAGCTCCAGCCCCTCGGGCAAGAGCGCCGGCCCCGCGGCCTTCCGCGCCTCATCGTCCAGCGGCAACGGTAAGAGAATCAACGGCGCCGCCGTGCCCGTCTCGTCC